TACATCCCGAACGACGCGATGATCGCGAACGCGAAACGCGCGCTCGCCGCTCGCGAAAAAGCGACGCCATCGAATCGCGGAATGACCGCTGTCGGGCTCGCTCGCGCTCGCGACATCCTCAACAAGCGCCCGCTTTCCGAGGACACCGTGCGCCGAATGAAGGCGTATTTCGACCGCCATGAAATCGACAAGCAGGGCGCGACGTGGAAGACGCAAGGCAAGGGCTGGCAGGCGTGGAACGGATGGGGAGGGGACGCTGGGCAGACGTGGGCAAACGCAATCGTCGAGCGGCTGAACAAGGCGCAAGCCAACTCCGCGACAAATCAAAGCCGCACCGAGTTTTCCGCCGCCACCGAGGTCGCGATGGTGCTCCACGAAAAGCCTGAGAACCCGAACGACTGGCTGACCGCCGTCGAGCAATACCGCAAGCAGCTCGACATCCGATGCGGAGAGGCCGCGAAGCCGATCGTCGGCAAATCAATCATCGAGCACACCTTTGCAACGCAGCCAACGAGCGCGAAGAAATAACAACTTTATGGATACACAGACGCAAATCGACCGGCTGATCGAGTTGGCAATCGTTCAACGCTCCGAGCTAAAACAGCTCGTCTCGGAATTGCCGCAACTTCGCGAGTATCTGAACGCGGAAATCGAGCGCACATTTGAGGAGGCCGAGCCGCAGATTCGCACCGAGCTCGAAGAGTTCTGTCGCGCGCGGGCGACCGACGAACACGCGAAGACCGGAGCGGCACTCGCTGCGAAAGTTGAGCAGCTGTCGAAGCAGCTAGAGGTCACGACCGCCGCGAAATACTCGGTGCTCATGGCCGAGCGCGCGGAGAACGTGAACTTGCTCGCGAAGGCCGAGGCGCGCATCGAGGACGCGGCTTCAATGCTCACGCACGCCGTGAAGGAAATCGTCACGGACGAGCTCTCGCGCTTCCCTCGCGCAGGCGAAATCGACCAGCTTCGCAAGGAGTTCGCCGAACCTCGCGGGCTCAATCCTCGCGGCCGGTGGATGCCCGATGAAACCTATCAGCGTCTCGATCTCGTAACGATCAACGGCGACAGCTTCGTGTCGAACATCGACGGCAATCGCGAGCGCCCGAGCCGCACGGCTGGCGATTGGACTCTGAGCGCAGCGCGTGGCAACGGGGGCGGGGGCGGCGTGACCTCGATGACCGACCTCGTGCCCGTGCCGACCAACGGACAGCTCCTAATCGGCAACGGCTCGGCGTTCGTGAACTCGACGCTTACCGCTGGCACCGGCATCGCGATCTCCAACGGCGCGGGCTCGATCACGATCAGCGCGACCGACGGCAACATCACGCTCGACGACGGCACGGCGGCGGCTCCCTCGCTCAACTTTACCGACGACCCCAACACCGGACTCTACCGGCCAGCGGCGGATACGGTCGGCATCGTGGGCGGAGGTCACGACATCCTGCGGCTGACCGACATCGCGAGCGCGACGGACTACGTCCAAATCAAAAACGGCATCGGCGTCGGGAGCCCGATTCACATTCTCGCCGAGGGCGCGAGCGCGAACATCGGCGTGCATTTGCAGCCGAAGGGCAGCGGGCTTTTCACGATCTCGGACGGCGCGGATTTCAACAAGGGTATCCGGTTCCGGTCCTCGTCGAGCGCAGCCAGCGCGGTCACTTTGATCGACGCCGTCTCGACGGCCGGCCGCGTGGTTACGTTGCCCGATGCGACCGACACGCTCGTGGGACGTGCGACCACGGACACGCTGACGAACAAGACGCTGACGAGCCCGACGATGACCGCGCCGGTTCTTGGAACGCCAGCGAGCGGGACCGCGACAAACCTCACCGGCCTTCCGATCTCCACCGGCGTCTCGGGCCTCGGCACCGGCGTGGCGACGTTCCTCGCGACACCTACGTCGGCGAATCTCCTCGCCGCCGTGACGAATGAAACGGGCACGGGCGCGCTGGTGTTCGGGACTTCACCCACGCTCACCACGCCAATCTCGGCGACCCTCACCTCCCCCGCCGCGACCGACCTGACGCTCGCGGGCGGCAGCAGCGGCGCGAGTCTGGTGCTGGGGCAGGGGACTACGGCGGCGGACATCACCTTCACGCCAAAAGGCAACGGAGAATTTAAGTGGACCGGATCGACATTTCGCCAGACTGCTGTTTCTCCAAACTCTACCGGCTATGTAATTCCTGGCTACGCAACCGGCACAAATCCAGACGCTGGAAGTTCCCGTGGGGCAGATATTAACCTGATAAACCTCAGCGCGACAGACCAGAATGGCGCGGCGTTGACGTTTTCAAACTCGAACCAGCTTTCCAGCGCATACATTTTCGGGCAAAATTTGAGTCACGCGGGGCGAACTGGAAACATCATTTTTGGAACGGCTAACGGCTCATCACCAACGGAACGGATGCGCATCGCCTCTAGCGGCACCGTCTCCATCTCGTCCTCCACCGCAGGCTCCGCAGGCGCAGGCGCGCTGGTGGTCACGGGTGGGCTGTCGGCGGGCGATGCAAGCTATTTCGGGGGCACGATCACCGCAGCCAAAAGCTTAAACAGCGACTTCTCCAACTTCATCACCAACGTAAACGCGGGGGCGGCAGCAGAGGCGAACCTCTACGTCAGCAACGCGGGCACGGGCGCGACATCAGCAACGCTTGGTGTGATGGGGACTGGCTACACCACTACTGGAGGATTTGTGCAAGACGCAGGAGTTGTTTCTAGCGGCACGGGGCTGGCGGGTGGTCTTTCAATCATGGCGCGGGCGGCATCGTCTGATATTCGATTCTACGCTGGGTCACACACGAATCTCGTCGCAACATTCGCCTCCACCGGAGCCGCCACCTTCGCGGGCGCGGTGACGGTCACAGGCGCGCTCAAGCTTGGCAACGCCTACGTCGCTGGGGCGGTTGTCGGAACTGGCTCCATAACCATTCAAGATTCCACAGGCACCACCTATCGCATTCCCGTTCTCGTTTAATCTCACACACCCATGACCATCCCAATCGCTCCTTACACTATGGGCTCTCCCGCAGCCCCTAAAGTCGGAACTCAGTTCGAGGTCCGATACATCCAATATACAGGCGTCACCGCCATCGCTGACTGCCACCTCCTCGACGCCGAGGGCGTGGAAATCATGCCCGTGGGCCTTGTTCCTGCGACGGCAGAGCAATGCGCTGCGTGGACAGACGACGCTGCGTTTGCGTGCGTGTTGGCCGTGAACGCTGGGTTTGAGCTGGTCTCGGAGGAATAAGCCATGACCAAAGAAGAACACAAAAACGCCATCGTGCAGCAACTCCAACAGCAGAGCCTAAACCTGCTGGTGGACTCACTCGCGGCTGCGCTGGCCGAGATCGAACAGCTCAAGGCCGCTGCTGCCGCTGACAAGCCCACGCCGTGAAAGCGCGAACTTACATCTGGCCCTGATGTATGGACGCACTCGAAATCCTAGTGAAGGGCTGGCCTATATTCCTAGCCATGATAACCCTAATAGTCGTGCTCAGTAAGCTGGACCTACGCGTGGCAGTTCTTGAGGAAAAGATGAAATCGCTCTTCGACCTTTTTAACAAAAAGTAACCATGTTCCCTCTCGCTGAAATCCTAGGCATCGGCACGAAGCTGATCGACAAACTGATTCCCGACCCCGAGGCAAAGGCCAAGGCGCAGTTGGAGTTGGCGCAGCTCGCGCAGAGCGGAGAGCTGGCGAAGATGAACGCGGACTTGGAAGCCTACAAGACCGAGCAGAGCAACTTGACCGACCGGCTCAAGGCGGACATGGCGTCGGATTCGTGGTGGTCAAAGAACATCCGCCCGATGACGCTGGCGGCAATCCTTGCGGGGTATTTCTTGTTCGCGGGGATGTCGGCGTTTGGCTACAACGCAAACGAGGCTTACGTCTCGCTGCTCGGTCAGTGGGGGATGCTCATCATGAGCTTTTATTTCGGGGGCCGCACGCTTGAGAAGATCATGGAGATGAGGGCCAAAAAATGAGCGACGAAGGCTCAAGGCACGCGCTCATCGAGAAGGCTGCATTTGCCGTGCTGCCGATCTTGTTTTCGTGCGTGGTCTATCTGATGTCGTCGCTGTCGAGTCTATCAAGAGAGGTTACTATTCTTAAGCAACAAGTGAGCCTTGTGGTGACCTCGGATAACAAGCAAGCAACCAACACCGGAGCGGAACTTGCGCGTGAGAAGCTACGGCAAGACCTTGAAAAAGAGATTCAGCATAACCGAGACATGATTTTTGAAAACCGTCAGACCATCGCCGTCATCACCGAGCGCATCGGACAATTCAAAAAATGAACTCTGACCACACCAAAGACATTCTGACCGCCGCAACGCCTGCCGCCGCGATGGTCTCGCTCTCGCAGGTCAATGAGGTCTCCGCGCTCGTCGGCACGTTGCTCGGCATTGCTTTTCTGCTCTGGCGCTGGCGGCGCGAGGCAAAGAAGGAGGATTGATTTTGACGGGCATCGCATAGGCGATGGAACCCGTCATCACATTCGCAGCCTCCGCAGGCGTCATCGACGCGCAGACCGGAATCATTCGCGGCGTCTCGCTCATCACCAAAGGACCGGCACTCGGTCATGGCGTGATGATCGACAGCACGACGCTTGAGCAGGTCAAGAAAGCTGCCGAGCAATACGCTGGCGGGCTCAAGGTGAAGCTCGACCACAGCGGCGGCGCAGGCGACATCGTCGGCTATATCGACACGTTGCGCATCGAGGGCGAAAAGCTCATCGGGGATTTGCATCTGCTCGAATCTTCGGTCCATCGCGCCTACATTTTGGAGATTGCCGAGCGGATTCCCGACACGTTCGGGCTCTCGATTGCGTTCTCGGGTCCGTCGGAAAAGAGCACGGACAAGCTCACGACTTTGCAGAGGTGCTCGGAAATCTACTCGGTTGATCTCGTTTCAGAGCCAGCCGCAAACGCAGGTCTCTTCGCGCGCAAACTGAAACAACTTCAGAGCGTCGAATCCGAGCAATCCGAAGCAGAAATTAAAATCGAAATTCCTATGAACGACGAAATGAAGAAAGCCATCGAAGGCATGATTCAGTCTGCCATGATGAGCATGAATGAGAAAGTCGCGAAGCTCGAAGCAGCTCTCGCTCCGAAAGAAGACAAGCCTGCCGCCATGAGCGCGCAGAACGAAGTCGTGCAGCTCGCCGCGAACACCGCTGCGCTCGCCGCCGTCAAAGAATTTGCCAAGTCCTTCGGTGCGCCCGCCGCTCCGATCGCCTCGGCCGAAGCAGTCAAACCGGTCGCAAAGGTCGAGAAGTTCGAGGATGTTGTCGCCGCCAAAGCCACCGAGCTCAAGGGCAACAAATCCGAGGCCATCACCTTCGCGATCAAAAACCATGCTGACCTTTACGCCGCTTATCGTGCGCGCGTGCAGAGCGGCGAACTCGTCAAACTTTAATACCCAACTATCATGGCAACTTCATTCCAAAACAGCGGCAGTTTTGTCGCTAATTCGGCCATCACGGCCTTCCGGCTCGTAAGTATCTCGGCAAATAGAGGCGTCGGTCTTTCCGCCACCGCTTCCCTGCCTGACGGCGTGGCTACGATCGACGCTGCAAGCGGCGATTTCGTCACCGTTCAGTTCCTCGGTGGCAACACGGTCAAGGTGACGCTGCTCGCAGGTCCGGTCACCGTAAATGATACTCTCTTCTCAACCGCCAACGGGACCGTGGCGATTACAGGTTCCATAACGGTGGGTAAATCGCTCACCACGGCATCTGACGCTTCGGCGATCATCGAGATGATTCCGAAGAATCTCTAAACCCTAAAAAAATCTTACCATGTATACAAATTCAGCAGCCATTTTTCGCGGCGACATCGCCGGAGTAGTCGAGCAGGCAAAAGACTTCGAGGCCGGACTCATCGGCACCGCCGTCATGCCCATTCTCGACGTGCCCGTGCGCGCCGGTCAGTATCCTTCATTCGTTCTTAAAGAGGGTCAGCTCCTCAAGAGCGACGTAAAGAACCGCGCCGCATACAGCGCCTACGCTCGCGGCACGCGTGCGTTTAACCAAGACACCTACACGGCTCTGGAATACGGTTACGAAGAGGCCGTGGACGATACCGTCACGCTCGACGTTGCCCGCTTCTTCGACGCCGAAGTCATCGCCGCCAAGCTCGCGAAACGGAAATTGCTCCTCGCGCACGAACTGCGCGTAGCTGCAAAACTGTTCGACAATTCCACGTTTACCGCGACCAACAGCGGCACCGCCTACACGACCGCGAATCTAGCGACGTTCGATGTCGGCGCTGACGTTCAAGAGGCCACCGACCGTCTTCTCGCGAAGGGCGAGAGCGTGACGAACTTGTCCGTCATCATCCCGTATCCAGTGTGGACCCGCATCCGTGCGAGCACGAAGTTCCAGAACCGCCTTCGCGGCGCTGGCATTTCGTCCGACACCATCCTCAACGCCTCGACGCAAGCGGCGGCGGAGGTATTCGGTGTGGCTTCCGTCCAGATTGGTAGGGCTTCATATGATACAGCCCCCGAGGGTGTCGCATTTGCTGCCGGTAACGTCTGGGCCAATACGTTTATCTGGGTCGGCTCGGTCACGCAGGCGTCTGCCGGTTTCTTCGGAGGTGGCGCAGGCTTCACCTTGAACTGGTCCGAGTATGGCCCTGCCATCGGCGTCTCGACCTATCGCGAAGAGGCGATCAAGTCGAACATCGTGCGCGCGTCGCACTTCGTTGCCGAAAAGGTCGTCAATGCGAACGCGGGTCAGCTTATCACCACTCAGTATTCCTGATCTGAATACACCTGAGTTTACAGCCCCACGCCTCACCGCGTGGGGCTTTTTGTTTTGACGCTGCGGCGCGATTTGCCACACCGGAGGCAACACAACAACATGACGATCTCCCTCTGCGTGATTGCCGGTAATGAAACCGCGCACATCAAGACCATGCTCGATTCATTCGTCGGCATTATCGACGAACTCTCACTGGTGCGGGCCATCGGCTCGCAGGAACCGGACGACACCGAACAGCTCGCGCGGGACTGGTGCGAGCGCAACGCGGTCCCGATTGTCTTTTCGGACTACCGCAACGGGGTCACTGCGCAGGCGTGGCGGCACGTCGATTCGTTCGCGAGGGCGCGCAACCAAGCGTTCGCCCAAGGCACCGGCGATTGGCTTCTATGGGCCGACTGCGACGACGTGCTGACCGATGCGACGGACCTGCGGGAAAGGCTCAAGGAACTGACCGAGGACGTGCTCATGCTGCGATGCCCCTACGACGTGCGCGGCACCGGCAAGAAGCTGCAACGTGAGCGAATCATCCGCCGCACAGCGTTCGCCTCGGGGCGCGTCTGGCACCACGACGTCCACGAAAACCTGCTGTTGCTCCCGAACGATCTCCACAACGAGTGGACGGTGCCGGTTTGGCGGCATCAGCCGGTGTCGATCAAGCAATCCAATCGCAAGCGCAACCTCGCAATCCTCGGGCGAAGCGTCGCGGAGTCGGCGACCCAATACTTCTACATCCACCAAGAGCACTACTGCGCGGGCAACAAAACCGCTGCCGAGCAGTTCGGGCGCATCGCGCTTTCCTTCCCGAATCTCGACGACTCGTTTCGCTACGAGGTGCAGCTGAACCTTGCGCGGCTCGTCGCGTCACGGCGCGAGGCGTTGCAATTCGCTATGGGTGCGCACGGGGTTTTCCCGTGGTGCCGCGAGGCCATCGCCTCGATCATCATGCTCGCCTTTGAGCGCAACGACGGCAGGCGCGCGAGCTTCTGGGCGGAGCGGATGATGTCGCTACCGGAGCCGAAGGAAAAAGACCGACCGTGGACGCACGAGGTGAAATGGTATGGCTGGGCCGGTCTCGATCTCGCTGCGCGGTCCTACCGGCTCGCGGACAATCCGAGGAAGGCGGACGGGCTCCAGTGGGCTTTTCACAAGCACGAGAAGCCCGCGATTCGGCTCACGCAGAAAACCCTCGGCGACTCGACGCGCTCGGTCTCCTTCCGCGAGGCGTGGCTTGGGACGGCAGCGCAACCGGAAACCGTCGAGCACGTTTTCCTTGTGCGCTCCGACGACAAGGAAACGATGGCGATGGCCAAGCAGTTCATCCACGACGTAGGACAGCCGCGGGCAACAGAGCGCGCGATGATCTCGGTGCACATCGAGGACGGCATGGTGCCGCCGCACGACTGGGACAAGCTCGTCATCGCAAGCGGCGTAACGCTCATCGACGCCGAGAACATCAAAGAAATCCTCGTCACGAAGAAGCCGTGAGCACGCCAGCAATCATCGTTTGCACGGTCAATGCCTCGTGTCTCGACGTGATGACCGCGTCGCTCAACGCCTACGTCCCGCGCGAGGTTGAGCGGTATGTCCACCACAAGGTCGGCGCGAACTTTGGCGACGCCTACAACTTCGCCGCGCGCGAAGCGTTCAAGCGGCACGACGAGATTCTGGTGTGCAACGACGACATCGTGTTTACCCCGACAACGTGGGCGGTGCTCCTCGCGGATGTCGCGCATCTGCGCAAGGTCGTGCCGGATCTCGGCTACGTCGCGACGCGCTCGGACTATGCGCGCGGCGAGCAGAACGTCCGCAGCGGGCGCGGCAAGATCGACTTCCTGCGCTACCAGTCGGAGCGGCACATCGTGGAGACGCCGGTCATCGCGCCGATTTGCGCGTGGATTCACCGCGACGCGTGGGTGGATTTCCCGCCGATAAATTGGTTCTCGGACGACGTGCAATGCGCGGACATGAAGCGGAGGCACTTCATCTCGCGCGCATACGTTCACCACGTCGGAAGCCAGACCTGCGGGCAGGACGCGCAACGGTGCTACGAGGACGCGGAGCCGTGGCTCCTCGCGAACCGGCCAGAGCTTCACGCGCGGTTTTATTTTACAGGCGGCGCATAAGTATGGCAGCCGTGCGAGACTTCGACCCGACGCAAATCAACTCCGACTTCTCGGCGATACTTGAGCAGGCTGGCGTCTCGTTCACTTATCAGGGGGTGAGCGTCACCGGAGTCTGGGCAGCGGCGAGCAATGCGTTTGCCGACTTCGAGGACCAGCGCCGCGAGGACAGCAAATTTACCGTGTTCCTTTTGACGTCGAGCGTAAGCGCCACGCCGCAAGTCACGCAGACGCTTTCACGGGCGAGCGTCACCTACTTCATCGAGCGCGTCACCTTGGATGCCGAGGGCGCGGGCTGCGAAATCAGCGTGGCGAAGGTGATATGATTTCGATCTTCTCAGACACGAAGAAGCTGGAATTTGCGCTCGCGAGACTTGCCGACGCTGCAAAGGTCGATCTCGGTCTGGTCGTGAAACAGGAAGCCGCCTACGTCGCGAAGGCGATCATGCAGATCACGCCGCCCACCGGAGACAAAACCAAAAAAGGCGCGACGGTGGCGACGGTCACAGGCGGGGAGATTACGAAAACCAAAGCGAGCGGACTCAGCACGAACGCAAGAAAGCAGGGCGAGAACGCGATTCTGGGCGACTTGTTCGGCGGAAATAAAATGGCCAAGGAATTTCAGATTGGCTTGTTCCAGCGCATCGGAAACTCAACGGAGGTTCCGCCGCGCGGCGGGCGGCACGAGACGATGGGCGTCAGTCTGGGAAATGAAGGCGGCAAGAAAATCCGCATCTACCGGAAGTTCTGGCAGGAGTCGGCATCAATTGGAACGATGCGCGCTTTCCATTTCGCAAACCGAACCGAGCGCGGAAGACGGAGGCAAGTTACGAGGAGTCTGGTGGGGCGCTGGGCGGTGCAGGACCAGATGTGGGTTTCGGAGCAGGCGGCGAATGCATATCTGAAATACACGCAAAAAAAGGTCGGACTCGCGAAGGCTGGATTCGCCGCTGCGGCAATGGCGTGCGGCGTGCGCGTGCCGTCGTGGATTCGCAAGCACATGGCAAAGGCTGGAAACGCTCAGGTGCACTTTGGTCCGAATCCGTTCGTGGTCGCGCGGACTACCGGCAACCAGATTCCTGACCTCCAACGCGTGGTCGATGGCGCCTTGAAGATTCGTTACAAAATCACAATCTCGAAGTATCGCGCAATTCTTGCAAACCGCGCCGTCAATCTCGGCTTCACCCGCGTTGTCGGAGGGATGCCAATAAAATCTGACGCATGAGCACACGCACCAACATCCGCAACGCGACGGCGAACGCTCTCACCGGCGCGCTCGTCGTGCCTACCGCGAACATCCTCCGCGGGCGCAATAACACGATTGCGAGCATCTCGTTTCCCGCCGCCGCCGTCTATGCGGTCAGCGAGCAGATCGAGGTGCGCACGCTCGGGCCGAGCAACCGCACGCAATACCGGCAGCTTCAGCTCATCGTTGATTACTTCATCGCCGAAAGCGGAACGTATTTGATCGACGACCTTTTCGACACCGGCTCGGCAGCGGTCGAGGCGGCAGTTCTCGCCGACGTGACGCTCGGGGGGCAATGCCGCGATCTCCATCTTAACAGTGTGGACTATGTTATCGAGCCCGATGAAGACAAACGCTTCGGCACGGCTCGGCACACTTTCAACTGCATCTATTTAACCACCGACTAACATGGCAAATCATCTCGGCCGCGAAGGCCTCGTCAAAATCTCCACCACTGCAATCGGCGAGCTGCGGAACTACAGCCTGTCGCATTCCTCGGACACCGTCGAAGATAGCGTGATCGGCGACACCTACCGCACGCGGCTCGCGACGATGAAAACGTGGAGCGCATCGGGCGATCTCTACTGGGACGAGACCGACGCGGGCCAGCTCCTTATCACCATCGGAAGCGTAGTGACGCTCAACCTCTACCCAGAGGGCGACACGAATGGGGATAGATACTACGGGGGCTCAGCGATCGTCACGAAATTCGACATTTCCGCCAGCTTTGACGGCATCGTGGAAGGCTCCATTGCCTTCGAGGGTAACGGCGCTCTGAGCACGCTGACCGCCTCCTAATTTCTTAGCAGCAAAACACACACAACACAATGGAAGCAATCGACCTCGTCAGAGAACACTTCGCCTCCCTCGGCACGCGCAAAATCGACGTGCCCGAATGGAAGCTCGTCGTCCACGCATCGCCGGTCACGCTCGGCGAAAAAAACCGGCTCTATCGTCGCAGCAAAGAGAATGACATGGAGCTGCTCGTGGACATCTTGATTATGAAGGCCACGGACGAGCACGGCGCAAAACTCTTCACGATCGAGCACAAGCCGACGCTCTTGAACAAGGCCGACAGCAACGTCGTGGGACGCATCGCCAACGCCATTCTGGCCGAAAACGGGCCGAGGGCGGACGACTTAAAAAACTGATTCACGGCGGAGAAGCTGCCGACTTCCTCGCCGTGTATGCCCTCGCGGACCGTCTCGGCAAATTCGCAAGCGAAGTGCTCGCCATGCCAGCGCAGGAATTGAACGGCTGGCTCGTTTACATCGAACATCAAAACCGGAAACTGAAGCATCATGGCTGAAGCTACATTCACATTGCGGGCGGTCGATGCGACTCGGGCGGCGTTTGCGAGCGCGCAGAACTCTCTGACCAAGCTCCATTCCACGGCGAAAATCGTCGGGACTGGAATGGCGACTTTCTTCGGATTCTCCGCAGCAATCGGAGGCGCGAGGAGACTGAACTCGGCAATGGAGGACGCGGAAAAGAACGCGAAGAAGCTCGGTTTAAGTAGTGAAGATTTGGATGCGCTAACCGTCGCGACAAACTTCGTCGATGTTGCGATGATGAAGATGCAATCAACGGTCGCGAAGGGAATCGGTGCGTTTGCAAGACTGTTTTCGGGCGCTGGAACCGGAGCAGACGCAGCCGCAGCACGCATCACGCGCATTTCTCCAGAACTGGAAAAGCTCAAGAAGCAGGCCGATGACGTGCGCGATTCAATCTCGATGATTGGCGCAACGGACTCGGTGAAATTCGCAGCAATCGGTGACGAAATCGCGAAGATCAATCGAGAGATAGAGCAAAGCGACAAGTCCGTTGACGCCGAGAAAAATGCAGAGCGCGGCGTGAGGATTGCTGAGCTGCAAAAGTCGAAGGCCGAGATGGCTTACGCCGCTTTCAAGTCAATGGACGAAGCTAAGATTGCAGTCACAAAAACGGATGCGGATTATGCGATGTCGCTTCTATCGGAAACAGAGCAACAGACGAAAAACAATGTCGCAATAAGAGAAAGGGAACAGGCGTTGGTCAGTTTAAAAGCGGCGCTCGGAGACAAAACCAAGCCATTTGATTTCGCCACAGCTAGCCCGCGTGAAATTCAGATGATGGATGAAATGAAAAAGAAGCTTGGGGAATACAACGAACTCCTCGGTAAGCGTAAGGTCATCGAAACCGACCTGCAAATCATCGCACGCAACGCGGGCAGCATGATCGCAAGCGGCTTCGAGGACGCAATTTTCAGCGGGCAAAAGCTCGGCGAGGTCATCCGGTCGCTCGGCATGGATTTGATGCGGATGGTGTTTCAGCAGACCGTGACCGCTCCGCTGGCGGCGGGCATCAGCGGCGCAATCCTCAAGGGCTTCGGCGCTCGTGCAATGGGCGGACCTGTCAGCGCGGGTTCCCCCTACATGGTCGGCGAAAAAGGCCCCGAGCTATTCGTCCCCAGCTCCTCGGGCAGCATCGTGCCGAACGGCGCAATGGGCAGCAGCGGCGGGGGCTCGGGCGGCGTCACGGTCAATTACAACATCGCGGCAGGCGTCTCGCGCGCCGAGCTGGTGCCAATCCTCGAACAAGAGCGGCGGCGGCTCAAGGCCGAGATTCCTGACATGGTGCGCCGCGGGGGAAGCTATCGCGCAGCGTTCGCTTAAAAGTCATGGCTATCTCCTACCCGCTTTCTCCGCCGTCTCCGTTCAACCTTTCGCGGCTTTCGTTTACCGGCGTCTCGGCGACCTCGCGCAATACATCGCCGTTTACGATGCAGACCCAGCAATACAATTGGCCTGGGCAGGCATGGCTCGGCTCGGTCGATTGCCCGCCGATGGTGCGCGCGGATGCCGAGACCGTGATCGCGTTCCTGCTCGCGGCTCAACATGGCACGTTTTATTTCCAAGACTACGCCAACCCGACGAATCGCGGGGGCGTGACAGGGACGCTGACGGTCACGACCGCAACGGCCAATGGGACCACGCTGACGTTCGGCGGCGCCACCGGCTCGTTCGCGCTCGGCGATTGGCTGCAAATCTCGACCTCGCTTTACAAGGTCATCCAAGTCAATTCGTCGTCATCCGTTGACGTGTTCCCCGTGCTGCGTTCGAGCTACGCCGCCAGCACGCCAATCATTTACGGCAAGCCCAACGACGCAGCTCGCGCGCAAGGCGTCTTTCGGCTCGCATCCGGCTCAACCGAGTGGTCGATCGACCTCGCGTCAATTTACGGCGTGAACTTCTCAATCATCGAGGACGTAGTATAATGAGCATCACAACCGCAGGCCGCACGATCTCGGCGGACATGGTCACGGAGGTCACGACAGCGCAGCTTTCGCCGATCCTCATGGCGCAGCTCAACTTCTCCACGCCGGTTTACTTGTGGAGCGGATACGGAACGATCACATACAACAGTATCGGCTACCTCGGGCTCGGCACGCTCGGGACGATTTCGCCGGTGGAGGAGACGACGGACCTTTCGGCGCGCGGCATCACGATGCAGCTCTCCGGCGTGCCTACGGCGATGGTTTACACGGCGCTGACCGAGGACTATCAGGGCCGAACGTGCTCGGTAATGTTCGGCGCGCTCTCGCCGACTGCGGGGCTCATCGCTTCGCCGATCACGATCTTTGCCGGCCGAATGGACGTGATGCAAATCAGCGACGACGGGCAAACGTCGCTCATCACCATGAGCGCGGAAAACAAGCTCATCGACTTCAAGCGGACTCGCGAACAGCGCTACACCGACGAAGACCAGCAAACGCTTTTCCCGACTTACGCCTCTATCACTTTGCCGGATCTCGGATTGGAGTTTGTTAACGCGATCCAAGAAAAAACGATCTACTGGGGAAACCAGAACACGACCAACGCGTCGAACTGGAATGGTGGCAGCGAGACAACGCAGCCCGACGACTAATGAACCGCGTTGAAAATTGGCCGAAGCTTTTGGCCGCGTTCATCGACGAGCGGCGCGAGGTTCCCTTTGCGTGGGGAAAGGCCGATTGCTGTCTGTTTGCGGCCGATTGGGTGCTGGTCTCGACTGGGCGCGACATCGCGCAGGAGTGGCGCGGGAAATACACCACGGCCTACGCAGCGCAGCGGTTCCTCAAAGCGGGTGGCGGCATTGAGAATCTCGTCGAGCGCGCAGGCGGTGAACGCGTGGCGACAGGGCTCGCACAGCGCGGCGATCTCGTCGCGCAGGATTGCGGCGATGGCGTGGCGCTCGGTGTTTGCATTGGCAACAGCGCAGCTTTTGTAACCGCAAACGGCATTGGCTTTGTTCCTTTCCCGTTTGGTTCCATCTGGAGATTCTGACCATGCCACAATTAATAATCGCTCAAGCTCTCGCCTACGTCTTCGCGGGAACCGCCTTCGCCGCAGGCGGTTTTGCGGTCGGCGGTTTTTCGTTGGCCGCCGTTATTCAATTCGTCGCGCTCACCGGAGCGTCAATGGCCGCGTCGAAACTGCTCGCGCCAAAGATGCCGAGCTTTTCCGACTCCTCGCTCTCGAAACGCTCGCAAATGGTGCGCTCTCCGATTTCGTCGCGCCAAATCATTTACGGCACATCGAAGGTTTCGGGCGTGGTCGTTTACATTTCCACGACAGGAAACAAAAACGAAAACTTACACATGGTCGTCGCGTTGGCCGGTCACGCGGTCGAAGAAATCGGGGACGTGTATTTCGGCGAAGACCTAGCTCTGACCGGATCTGGCTCATCGGCAAATCAGGGCCGCTTCATCGGCAAGGCTCAAATTTACAAGCAGCTCGGCAGCTCGACGCAGGTCGCGCAGCCGCAACTCGTGTCTGCGACCTCGGGACTGACTGACGGAAAGTGGACCGATGCCCACCGGCTGCGCGGCATCGCTTACATTTACGTCAATCTGACGTGGGACACGGAAGTATTTACGAACGGGATACCGAACATCTCGGCAATCGTGAAGGGCAAGGTTATCGCTGACCCGCGAAACTCTACGACGGTGTGGAGCGCAAACCCTGCGCTCTGCTTGCTCGACTATCTCAAGAGCGATCTCGCGCTCTCGATGAACGACACCGAGATTGACGTAGAATCATTTAAGGCCGCTGCAAACATTTGCGACGAGCAGGTGCAGGTGCTTCCGGTCTCGCCGGTCACGAACGAAAACCGCTACGAGTGCAACGGCGTGCTCTCAACGAGCGAATCGCCAGATTCTAACATCGGCAAATTGCTTAGCTCGATGGGCGGGCTCATCGCCTACTCGGGCGGCAAGATCGTGCTTTACGCGGCTGGCTACCGCATCCCGACCGTGACGCTGACGGAGAAGCATTTCGCAGGCGGCATGAGCGTGCAGACGCGGACGAGCGCGCGCGATCGCGTCAATGCCGTGAAAGGCGTTTACGTCTCCGAGGCGAATCAATGGCAGGTCTCGGACTTCCCCTCGATTGCGCCATCGGCCTACTACACGGCCGATAATAGCGTGCGCTACTGGCGCGACGTGGTGCTGCCGTTCACGACCTCTTCGTCTTGCGCGCAACGCCTTGCCGTCATCGAGCTTCGCCGCGCTCGCGAGGAAATTACCTTCACCGCGCGCTTCCGACTCGAAGCGATGCAGGTCCGTGCGGGCGATACGGTGATGATCACCAATGCAAAACTCGGGTGGTCCGCGAAGGTATTCGAGGTGATGGAGTGGCATTTTACGACAGAGGGAAATCCGCCGAACATCGGCGTCGAGATGACGATGCGCGAGACCGCTTCGACTGTTTACGATTGGACCGTTGCGGACGAGGTTGCGGTTCCAGATTCGCCAAATACGACGCTACCGAACCCCTACGACCTGAGCGCGCCGACCAATCTCACGCTTACGGCAAACGGAACGACGCAGCTCATCCAAGCCGACGGCACGGCGCTGCCTCGCATCCTTGTAGCGTGGACCGCGCCCGCCGAGGCGTTTATCCAATCAGGCGGCGTAGTTGCAATCGAATACAAGGAAAGCACGTCAGCGACGTATCTCACATGGAGCCGCGTCGGAGGAGACCAGACGCGCGACTACATTTCGAGCGACGTGAAGATCGGTCTGACCTACGACGTGCGAATTTTTGGCGAGTCTTATTTTAACGTATCGACGAGTTACCTCACGGCGCAAACAGGCGTCGCCAAGGACACGACCGCGCCCGTAACGCCAACCGGCCTCACCGCCGTAGTCGGCACGGGCCGCGCGGTCTCCCTCGACTGGAACGACAACACCGAGCCCGACTTCTCGGAGTATGGCATTTATCGGCTCACATCTCCCGTCACCGCTTCCGCGCTGAAAATCGCCGAGGTGCGCGCGTCGCGCTTCGTGGACACCGACGTGGACATCGGGACGACATATTACTACTGGCTCAACGCTTACGACACCGTGGAAAACGTGTCAGGGTTTACCAACTACGTCCAAGCCACGCCATCGGTCATCACCGCTGGGCCTATCGACCCGACGCCGCCAGACCAGCCCGCAGCGCCGACGCTCATCAGCACGACGGTCTATTTGTCGAGCGACGGCGGTTCATTCGCGCGCGTCTCGCTGACCGCTCCACCGCTGCCAGCTAGGGCGGTCGCTCTCGATGTGCTTTACCGGCGCACAGGTGCGAGCGATTACATCGTCGGAAATCAAATCGCGTCGTCGGTGTCCTACGCGGTGTCGATTGACGATCTCTCGGTTGGCGTGGCCTACGAGTTCGCCGCGCGCGGGATTTCGTTCTCGGGGGCGATCTCGCAGCTTTCAACCGCGCTGAGTCAGAGCGCGCCGAGCAACACGACGCTGCCCGATGCGCCTACGGCGGTGACATACATTGCAGGAAACTCCTCGTCGTTTGAGCGGCCTGCGGAAATGATCGGCGGCATAGTCGCATTTTCGGTTCGCGTGAATTGGACTCCACCAACCACCAAGAGCGTTTTGAGTTATGAGTCTGTCTACACAGTGGACGACACAGATGCCGCAGCAAATTACAATTACAGCCTCGGTATTTTCTTTCGGTCCTCAATACCTGAGGAAATTTTCTCAGATTTAGCGACTCCGATCGGTTTTATTCGCGTTCGGTCAGTTGATCGAAGCGGGCAGAAAAGCGCGTGGGCGGGGGGAGGCGTTAATCTTACGACGCCGACGATGCTTTGGGGGATTCCTGGTCCGACGCTGATGAGGCAGGCGGCAAGTTCCGTGAACATCACCGGAGGCACCGTCGCCGGCATCACCGACATCGCGCTTGCCGACGGCGGAACCGGCGCAAGCACGGCAGCAAATGCGCGCATCAACTTGCTTCCAGCCTACGCGGGCAACGGGCTCAAGACCCTCGCGCTTAACAGCGGCGCAACCGATGTCGAGTGGAGCGCAGCAGGAACCGGCACAGTCACCTCGGTGGCGGGCGCGGGCACGGTCAACGGCCTCACGCTCACAGGCACAGTCACGGCCTCCGGTTCTCTCACGCTCGGCGGCACGCTCGCAAACGTGGACCTGACGACCAGCGTGACGGGAACCTTGCCAATCGCGAACGGCGGAACCGCAGCCACGACCGCCAGCGGCGCGCGTGATGCCTTGCTGCCAGATTATTCTGGCAACGTCGGAAAAGTCTTGGCCGTGAACAGTGGCGCGACCGATGTGGAGTGGAGCGCGGCGGGAACTGGAACAGTCACCTCGGTCGATCTCGATGGCGGAACGACTGGACTGACCTTTAGCGGCTCGCCGATCACGTCATCGGGCACGATCACGGTCGCGGGCACGCTCGCCCTTGCGAACGGCGGAACGGGCGCGACGACTGACAGCGGCGCACGCACGGCGCTCGGGCTCGGCACAGCAGCCACGGCGAACCTCAACGCTCTTGGCGCGATCACCGTGGACAAAATCAGTTTCACGGGCGGCGATCCGGTCACGACCATTGACGAGACTTGGGGCATCACGCTCAACGGCGACGCGACGCATCCGGTGCGCGTAGTCGGTGCGGCGCTTGTGATGGGCAGCTTCGATGCTGGCGGGTCACTGACCGCTGGGCGAATCTTCCTCGCCGAAGATCGGTCACTCTACACCAGCGGGACCGACCTGCTTTTCAACAACGGCAGCGTGACGATCAGCATCACCGCCGCGCCGGTCGTGCCCGTCGTGACTACGGTTATCCTCGGTTATCCGCTTTGCTCTACCTACGGAGGCACAGACGGGAATTTTCTCAGACAGATCAGTTACAACAGCGTGACTTATCTTTGCTTCGGTGAGTGACGTATCCGCTTAAATAATACACGCAGCGCGCTCGCGCATCCGTAGTCTTAAAAAATTACACCCTTGCTACCGCGCCCGCAATCCGCTCCGCTCGAGGCACCATGCGGCTGGGAGGGCTGAGGCTACCAGCAAGCCCGCGAGCGGATTTACCGTTTCGCGGGCTTTCTTTTGCGCGGATTCCGAATCCATCGCCAACATTTGATTCGTTTTAAGTAGCGCAACTGCAACGGCTTAGGGAAGCAGCAGGACAAAATACGCAATTGTGTTTACATCGGGTCGGGGATCGGAGAGAGTTTTTACGTCGGAGGAGATTAACCCGAGACACAAAACCAAAACACAAAATGAAGATCAACACCACCCTCTCAGCCGCCTACGCCTACCTGAGAAATTCAGCCATTAACCGCAGCGCAATTCCCACCGTCACCACCTTGGATTGCGGAGCGCAGATCGTGGTCAAACTACCGCGATCAAACGATAAGACGCACCGCCTTTGCGTCGGCTTCCGCAAGAATGGTTTCTCACCGTGCATCCACTGGGTTGGAACCGCCACGGCTTTTGCCAGTTCAGAAGAAGCGACGATTCACCAGTTGAATTATGTCGTCTCTGCAATTCACGCTTTCAAGTCGGTCACCGTCGGAGGTGCCGCATGAGCCCCACCACCGCACTCACCCGCGCTCTGGTCCTCGCGATCACTGCGCCCGACCAAGAGCGCGCCGACCGCGCAATCGCCCTCGCCGAGTCTATCGGCGCGGGCTGCACGCCCCGTCAGGTTGCAACCGCAAAACGCAACGCCTCAAAGCTCGCTGCAAAATGAAACCTATCACCATCACCCGCCTCTCCGACGGGAAGCATTACACCGAGGAGCTTGTGGGCCTCCGCGCTTTAAGCGCCGACGCCTTGGAATGTCTCAAAGCTCTATTGAAAGACGCTGAAGAGTCATCGCAAGGCGTCTGCGCGCGGCTTGCGATCAAGCCAAACAAATGGCAAACCGCCCGCCTTGCGCGTATCACAAACGCCCGCGCCATCATCAACAAAGCCGAGGGCCGCGCATGAAATCCACGCTCCTCTTCCTCGCGCTCGCGGTCACAGCGCAAGCCGCGCCGCCACCCAGCTTTTTCCGCGCGCTCCACGTCGTCGAGACGTCGGGCCGCACGGGGCCTATTCTCGGCGACGGCGGCAAGGCGCTCGGGCCTTTGCAGATTCACCGAGGCTATCACGCTGACAGCCGCGTGGCGGGCGATTACAGCCGCGTGGCGGATCTCGATTACTCAAAGCGGGTAGTCAGCGCCTACCTCCAACGCTACGCGCCGCAGGCGTGGGCGGCGGGGGACGTGACTACGCTGGCGCGGATTCACAATGGTGGACCAAAAGGCGCGAGCAAGCCCGCGACCGTGGCCTACGGCGACAAGGTCGCGCGCCTCACCAAATGAAAACCCTTAACGACATCAAACGCGTGGTCGCCAAAGCAGGCGCAACCTTCGAGGAGGATTGCGGCTATCGCGACATGAGAGTCATCCAGCTCGTTGCTCCCGTTGGTAAACTCTGGGCGGGCACGGACTGTCAATGCGAGCCGGTGCAGTGGGCGTGCGGCGCATCTAGTCACGCGGTGCAACACAACGAGCAGGCGTTCGCGGACATCCTCGACACGTTGTCTCACGGACTGCGCGAGATGACGCTAGAGGAAGCGGCGGACTACGCCGAGGATTGCCTCACCAAATAATTTTCGGAGCCACCCGAACACCAAGGCCAACGAGCCCGACCGTGGGCGTGCGAAAATACGCGGTCACAACTCAGCAACACAACACAACGACAACACGACAATGGACAACGACGACGACAACGACATGCTCTGGGCGGCGCAAGACCTGCGGACGCTCACGAGCTGCAAAGCGGAAATCACGATCTCACGACGAGTGACGATCAAAATAGGTGCGATCAAGGAAGGCTGGGACTACCAGATTACTTTTGGCGACATCCTCAATCGCGGAGCATGGCGCTGGGAGTGCGCGCAGGCCGATACGCTGGAGGCCGCGATGGACATTACCCGCGCGCAGATCACCGCACAGGGCGACGAGAAGGCGCGCGAGCTCCTGCAATTGCAAGACGCTGCCGCGAAGCTCGGGCTGAAGCTCGTGGAGGCCGCGCCATGAGCCGACCAAGCTCGCCGATGCTTCCGCTGGTAATTCGGCGCGTGCTCGAAGGCCGCTCCATAAAGGAAATCGCGTTTGAAACCGGAATGACGCCGAGCGCAGTCCAAAAAATTATCAGCAACACAATGCGGAAGGAATACGTCACCGAGGCCGAATTTCGCCATCTCCTCAACCAACGCAAATCCACGCCATGAATCTTGAACTCATCCACGCGGAACTAATCCGCATCCGCGAAGCTCTGGAAGCTCGCCCGTTCGCATCCGGCGCACCGGCCGCAAAGCCTGCCGCTCCTCGCTCCGACGAGGTGCCGCTGCCGGCCGAGATCATCCCGAACGCGGGCGAGGTGCAGGTGCATTTCGGTAAAAACAAGGGCGTGGCGCTCTCGTCACTGGGTGAACGCTCCGTGGCATGGTATGCGCAGGAGCCTGAGCCACGGCTCGGGAACAACGGCAAACCTTTCCCTCCTCGTCCCGAGGACGTGCTGCTTAGAAACGCAGCGCGGACGATCATCCACCAAAAGCGCGGGACTCTACCGAGTGCCGCAGTTCCTACTGCTCCCGTCGCGAACATCGACGAGGGCAACGTCCCATTCTGAAAGCAAAAACCCGCCGAGGAAACACAACCTCGGCGGGCAGCTAGCAGTAACAACACAACACAGAACAGCCAATCGTTAAAATGAACACATCAGAAGCACAGCCAGTCACATCAACCGCCGTGGTCGAGACGCCGAAGAGCATCACGACCCCAGCCCCAAAGCCTCTCATAAACTACGGCGCGCAGGGCGTGAAGCTCGCGAGCCTCGAAGACGCCTTCCGATTCGCAAACGCAATCGTCGCCAGCGGATTCGCTCCGCGCGGCATGGAGAAGCCCGAGGCCGTTCTCGTGGCAATCCAGCTCGGCGCGGAACTCGGGCTCACGCCGATGGCGGCTTTGCAGAACACGGCAGTAATCAACGGCAGACCGGCGATCTACGGCGACGCGGCGCTCGCCTTGGTGCGCGCCAGCGGTCTCCTCGAATCCTTCTCCGAGGAAGAGGTCGGCGAGGCGGGCAAAGATTCGTTTGGTATCCGCGTCACCGCTACACGTCGCGACGGCTCAAAGGGGTGCGAGACGTTTACCATAGGCGACGCCAAGGCCGCGAAGCTCTGGGGCAAGTCGGGACCGTGGACCGATTACCCGCGACGGATGCTCAAGTTCCGAGCGCGTGGCTTCGTCCTTCGCGATGTGTTCGGGGATGTCTTGAAAGGACTCCGCACCGCCGAGGAGGTCCGCGACTATCCCGAAGAGCGCAACATTACGCCGCTCTCCGAGAAGGTTAGCGGAGGGCTCACGATGTCGATCACGCAAGGGGGTGGCGCATGAACACCGGAGAAATCAAAAACCAAGCAGTCATTAACAACGCGACCGAGCAGTTTCGCAGCCTGCTCGAAACGCACTTCATCGCCATCGCCCGAGCTGCCGAGGAGTCATTCGTCGAGGAAGAGAATCAAACCGAGCCAAAAGCAAAGGCGTCGTTTGCGCTCGAATGGGACGCGCTCTCACTAGCGCCGAAGGTCGTGGTGAAAATCGGCTGGTCGGTGCGCTACAAGGACGAGACGGAGGCGATGGTGGACCCGTTGCAATCGAAGCTGGGACTTGTGGAGGAGGCGAAATGAAGACGCCAAGCAACGACGGAGGACCGGCGTTTCCTCAGCATGGCTGGACTAACAATCCAGAAGTGCTTGAGCGCATGAAAAACCAAGGCGGTATGACCCTGCGCGACTACTTCGCGGGGCAGGCGATGGCGCAACTCATAAAGCGGGAAGTCCGCGAGATTCGCAAAGACGGACGCAAGATGGACTGCTTCGGCTTGGACGACTCGCCGGAGGTGCCGTGGCACACGTCGCACATCGCAAGCGAGTCTTACGCTATCGCCGACGCCATGCTCGCCGCGCGCGAGCGCAAGGAGGACGCGCCATGAACACGAAACAAATTCGATTTGTCGCAAAAACCACGAAGCGAAAAAGCAGAACAAGGAAGGGGCGACTGGAGGCATTTGAAGCTGGGGCGCAGATCACACAGTCTCACATGGCCGAGAGGCTCAGGAAGCAGGGGCTATGGGACCCATACGCAGCAGTTGGCTCGTCGCTCACGGTCTACAAAAAAGGAGAGGAACCAAAATGATCTACGAACCCAACGAAGTCTATCACGCCCACAGCGCGATATCGCACTCAAAACTAGAGCTATTCCGCCGCCGCCCCATCTCGTATTATCGCCGGTTCATCGCAAAGACCGTTGCGCGACCGGAGCCCACGGAAGCGTTTCGGCTCGGCTCGGCCGCTCACTGCGCGGTGCTGGAACCCGCGACGTTCTGGCAACGCTACGCGCTGCGACCGGAGGGCATCGACCGGCGCACGAAAGCCGGCAAGGAGGAGTTCGCGAAGTTCGAATCAGAGAACGTAGGCAGAACCGTAATTGACCAAGGCGAGGCCGGTAACGTGCGAGAAATGGCCGTTGCGGTGCAAAATCACCCGCTAGCGTCGCAGCTTCTGGCCGCTGGCTCACCGGAGTTAAGCTGGCGCGTTGAACCAAAGGGCGGCATGGCGCTGCAATGCCGCACAGATTGGTTTAACCCTGCGGGCTGCGAGTTGAGCAGCGGGCGGCCCTACGTCGCGGACCTCAAGACGGTGGAGAGCTTAGACGCCGACGCGTTTCGAAACTTTGAGCGCGCGTGCTTCAATTTCGGATACCACCGGCAAGCGGGATTCTACTTGCCGCTCATCACCGAAATCCTCGGGTCGCCGGTGTTCGATTTCTTCTTCGTGGCCGTGGAAAAGTGCGAGCCCTACGGCGTGGCGGTTTATCGCCTGAGCGACGCAGCCACGGCACGCGGGCACGACGAAACCATCGGGGACTTGATTCGGTTGCAGGCGTGCATTAAGGACCAGCAATGGCCCAACCTCCCGAACGAGCTCCGCGAAATCGGACTGCCAAAATGGTATGGGGGGACCGAATGAAAACCACAACTGACTTGGCTTTCTTCGTGATCTTCTTGGCCGTGCTCATCGTGGCGTATCCGTTTATTTTCAATCGAAAGGACGACCACGATGATCTCTGACGCACTCACAGTCGCCGCGATCTTCGCAAGCGGCGGGCTCATCGGCTACATCATCGGCGCGGCGCGAGGCCGCAAGCGCGGGCGCGACGAGCAATGGGTCGAGTGCTTTCTCGCCGGCGAAAAGCGCGAGAAGGCACGACGAGAGAAGGACGGACGATTCAAAGCAAAAACCAAATCATGAACAAACGAAAATCAGACGAGGCGAAGCGCATCCAGTGCGACGCTATGCTCGCGCAGTTTATGCCCGTAAAAACGATCGCGCAGGCCCTTAGAATGAGCCGTGGCACCGTGAGCGAACGAGCGAAGCGCGCGGGGATGCATCGACACTACATCACGGAGGCCGAGGTGAAGGTGCTGTTTAAGCATCGGATTGGGGGCGGTGCGAAATGAGCACGCTCGCATTTACAATCACCGGCGAGCCGAAGGGACAGCCGAGGCCGCGAGCGTTCGCGCGGAAGATGGGCAACGTTCACGTCGCGAGGTTTTACGACAGCGACGTGGCGGACGAGTGGAAGCGCGCGGTGATGCTTGCGCTGTTTAAAACACTGGAACAGACCCGCTGGGAACTCACGCTGGCGCAGGTCTCGGTCTCGATCACCTTCGCAATGCCGCGCCCGAAGTCGCACAGCGGGGCGAAGGGGCTCAAGCCGAGCGCGCCGGTGGCCCACGTTGGGAAGCCGGATGTGGACAACCTCGCGAAGCTCATCCTAGACCAGATCACGCGGAGCGAATGCGTGTGGCGCGACGACTCGCAGGTCGTGAGCCTCACCGTGCATAAATTCTGGGCGGTCGGGGCTGAGCAAGGATGCTCGGTTTCGATCTCGACGCTCGGGATTTGAGTTTACTTCGGGCGCGAAATCGGAAAGAACGAAAACAAGGCCGTGATAAGCCGAATCGTTACATGACCAATAACCAAACAATTTCTCGGCCAGTTTTTGCGAGGCGTGTCATGCGCCAATTATCACCGCAGAAGCTGGTCGAGTTTTTTGTTTTATGAGCAAGCTCCCCTTCCTTCAGTTTTACCCAGCCGACTATCTCGTCGATACGCGCGTGCTGACCCTATCGGCGCGCGGCGCATGGGTTGATATCCTTTGCATCCTCCACGGCTCATCAACGCGCGGAACGAAAAAGTTCCCAGCCCGAGGATGGGCGCGCATCATGGGAGTTCCCGAAGCCGATTTCTTGTCCGCTCTCCGCGAAATCGAGGACATGAAAGTCGGCGACGTGATACGGGACAGTAACGGAGATGTAACGCTTACCTGTCGCCGAATGATGAATGAATCTATTACGCGCACACAGACTAGGTTACGCGTTCAGAATCACCGCGAAAAAGAACGTAACGCAGGATGTAACGCATCGAGTAACGCGGATGTAACGCGCAATAAGTCAGAAGTCAGAAGTCAGAAGTCAGAAGCTAAGAATAATACAGCGCCGGTTCCCGTCGCGGCGGGCGATGAAGCTCCTGCCGCCGATTGTCCGTTTCCGCGAGAGGTCGCGAAGAAACCCGACGCGAAGTTTCGCGCCGAGTCATCGGAAATTCCGTCAACGCTCGCGACCCCTGAGTTTGTCGCAGCGTGGGCCGACTGGTGCGCCTACAAGCGCGAGCGCGGGCAGACGCTGAGAAGCCGCACAGCCAAGGCTCAACTCGGAGAGATGAGCGGCTGGGGCGAAAGCGTGGCCATCGCTGCGATTCGCAAGAGCATCGTGAACGGCTGGACGGGGGTTTTTCAGCCCGACGCAAACAGCGGGCGCGCCAAGCCGGTGGAAAAGCTCGAAGCTCGATTCGACATTTTTTGAACACAACCCAATGAACACACCCACACCCACACCCACACCACGCACGGACGACGCCCAGTGGGGCACTGGAAAAGTGACTACCGACTTCGCCCGCGCGCTGGAACGCGAACTCACCGCCCTCACCGCCGAGCGCGACCAACTCCGCGCTGACTGCGAAAATGAAACGAAATGGGCCGCGCACTATCTGGCGGAGTCGATAGCAGTGAAAGGCGAGCGCGACCATCTGCGCGCCGAGGTGGAGCGATACCGACTCGTCACGCTCAAGCTCGACGCCGAACTCGCCGCCGAGCGGGCGCGGTTGGACTGGGTTTTCCGAAACTGCAAAGTCACCGCTGACGACTACACCACGGGAAACCGCGACGTTTACGCCATCCACGATCGCGAGGATTTAGGCGCGGCCATGAAGGAGGACGCGCAATGACCGCCGCCCGCACCGCCTACTGGCGCGAATACAACCGGAGAAACGCCGCGAAAAAGCGCGAGCAATACGCAGCGTTTCGCGAGCGCAACAAGGAGGAGATCAACGCGGACAAGCGCGCGGCTCGGGCTGCGGGCAAGGTCGCGCCCCGAAAGGCCAGCGCGATTCGCGCGGTGAAGCCAACGGTCGCAAAGCCGCGCACGGACGAGGGAAAAGCCGAGGCGCTGCTCACTCTGCGCGAAAAGTTCGCGGCGTTTCGGGCGAAGCGGGCGGAGGGGCGGGAATGACCGCGCAACCGATGGCCAGCTTGCTCACAGGCTTCGTTCCTGACGGATTCTCGGCCACTCCGTTCGACGGTGAGGCCGCAACCCTTGCTTTCCTTGCCGAAGCCCGCAAACGCGACGCAATCGCCCGATTTGAAACCGCGGTTCCGCCAGCGATGCGGGAATCGGACTGGGGGCACGCGGGGATGGCCGCGAACCGAGCGCAGATTGAGCGTGTGCTGGCGCATCAAGTCGGGGCTAAGGGGCTCCTGCTCAGCGGCAGGACCGGACGCGGCAAGACGCGCTCAATGTGGGCGCTCATGCGCAGGCTAGCGCACGAGGAGGCGCGAGACATCCGGTATTTTCACGCGAGCGATTGGTTCGCGCAGTTGCAGGCGTGCCTGACTTACGGGCGCGATGATGCGCGTGGCTGGGTCGATGCGGTCGCGCGCAGGCCGATCGTGTTCATTGACGACTTGGGGCAGGAGGCCATTCAGACCGCGCGCAGCGAGTGGGCGATGTCATGGTTCATGCGCTTCCTCGACATCCGCGTGAGCGAGCGGCTTCCGTTCTACGTCACGACGAATCTCGACGCGCAGGGGATTGCAGAGCGCGGGGCATCGAGCGTGCGGGGTGACCCGATGGTCAGGCGGCTCATTGAGATTTGCGAGCCCATCAAATTCGTTTGAGGCGACTTCCGCACGCGCTCAAATCGAGGCTTGACACGCGACGCATGAGGGCCGAAACGGGTCGCGTGCGCGGCACAGAACACAAACCGAAAAACATAAGCGGCCACGCGTGGGCGAAGCACAAGCGACTCAACGCACAGCTCACGCGCGGAGGCCGAAAGCGGAGAAACACAACATGGAAACGAACACCAATGACCAGCGCGAGCTAGAGGCTTTGCGCTTCTCCTCGCGGGCGGCGCGAGCGATCACGACGCTTGAGGTGCAGCGGAAAGCGATCGGGCGCGAATACGGTGAGAGGATAAAGAAAATCAAGGCGCTGATCTTGATCTTGCAGCAGCGCGAGAGCCTTGGGCAAATGAGCATCGAGGGCATCGACGCGGTGGAGATTACGCCTGAGTTGAAGAAGCTGATCTACAATCCGGTCGGTGACTTGTCGTGAACTCGATCACGGCTGCCGACTGGGTGAGCAACTGCGTCGCGACCTACGACGCAGCGCGCGGCACGGCGCAGTTGTCCTGCGAAATCATGGAGCGGCTGGTGGAGATGCACGAGATGCGGCACACGAGTGCGGCCGACCTTTGCCGTCGGCTTGGAACGCTGGCTGACCTTTCGCCTTCGATGTTCCTCACTACGGTGAGACTGGGCTCGGGGGACGTGCACGCGGTGAGGCAGTCGTTCGCGGAGATGGCCGAGCAGACCGGCAGGACGCGGCAGGCGCTGCATTACGAGTGGGCGCATGAGGTGGCCAAAGTCAGGATGGTTTTCCCTGAGCTGGCGCAGCTCATGGCGGATTACCGGCAGTCGACGGATGAGCCCGAGCGGGGCGATTCGGAGGAAGGGCGGTGATCGCACGCATCGAGGCGCGGAGGGGCCTAGAATCGCACGCAAGGGGCATTTGCGGGGGCACGGCGCAGGGCGGGGGCGTAGGGGGTAGAAGACTTCTAGGGGCGGGCGAAGGGCGCGGGTTAAGCGACCAAGCCGACGGCAAAGGTCGGCCGCA